TTAATAAAAAGAAAACTAAAAGAGCAATTAGATTATAGTGGTTCTGAAAGAATGGATCCAAGACTTGAAAAGAAGTTGGCTGATCCTAATAGTATGTTTGCTAAAAACCCTGCATTTAAGAGGGGTGCTGCTGATGTTCAAAAATTATATAGTGATTCATTTAATGAATTGGTTGAAAAGGTTAGAAATGTGGTTGGCAAGGATGATTTGACACCAAATGAATTGGCTAGTGTAATATCAAGCACTATGATGAGAAATGTTCAAGCAATTCAACAGATTGAACAGTCAAATAGTGATGAATTAGTAGAGTTAGCAATTGAAGGAACATTAAATGAAATGGAAATTTCTGATGATACATTTATAATCAAAGCAACATTAGATATGCCAGGTAATGATGTTGTGGGAAAAATGAAAAAGCAAAAAGAGGAAATAGAGGATGAATTAACTTTTGAGGAACAAGAGGTGCTGGATGATGAAGTATTTAAAAGAGATATCATTAATGCTTTAATTGGTGGAACAGGTAAAAAAGTTCAATACATTTATGAAAAGCCAGAAATAAAAGCAAGATTAGATGAAATTAATCCAAGATTATATCAACTATATAAATCAACATTACCATTAATTGACCTTCATTTTTATTATTTAAATGAAAGTTTTATGGATGCTGCTAGTAGTGGTGGTGGTGTTGCTGGTGCTGTTGAAGTTGATGATGAAGAAGATGAGGAAACAAATGACTTAAAAACTGTTATAAATGCTGCTGGATTTATTTTTCCAGTTCTATGCCATGAAATAGGTAAGGGAGTTCAAGAAGCATTAGCAAGACAAGGCTACCCATCTGACACTAATATGGCTAATATGACATTAGGTCAAGCAGATACATTAAGAGCAGAAACAGAAGGTTTAAGAATTGGTCCTGCCATCTTAAAGAAGATAAGAAATATTTTACCAATGGATGTATTGGATAAATCAGATGCTGGATTAATTAATTTCTTTTTTGTTGAATTGTATAAAATACCTGCAAAAGAGTTTCTTAACCTAATGAAATATGTTATATCAAATAATCCTAGTGATAATTCATATGCTCAAAATGAATTTAAAGATTTAGTTGCTGCTGCAAGAGAAGGTAAGCAAAGATATCTTGATTATTTAATGAGTCAGTTTGATGATGGTGGTTTAGGTGACCAAGATGATGATGATACAAATACCCCAGACAATACATATTCTGGTGGAAAACAAATTACAAATTTTGACCCAAATGATTATGTGGATGTCAGTTTACCTGAATTACTTAAAAATTTGAGAGATGCAAATATGTTAAATTAATTTTTATTTTTCATAGAATTAACCCCCATTCTTAATTAGTTTGGGGGTTTTTTTGTTTTGTATGTATTTATAGGAAAAACAAAATATGACAAGAGATCAAGTATTGATTGAATCTGCCAAGTGCATAAAAAGTACACCATATTGTTTAAAGACATATCTACAGACATATGACAATACAGCAAAGAAATATGTTCCATTAGATTTATTCCCAGACCAAGTTAAATTGATTGAGGATTTTGATTTATATAATGAAAATATAGCATTAAAATATAGGCAAGCAGGGGTTTCTACTGTAACAGCAGCATGGATATCAAAAAAGTTGGCATTTGCAAATAGGAGTAAACCTGAAAAGATATTGATTATTGCAAATAAGTTGGATACAGCAGTGGAAATGGCAAATAAGGTTAGACATTTTACAGAACAATGGCCTAATTGGGTTGGTATTGGTTTTTCATCTGAAAAAAATTCAGCAAGGCATTTTAAATTAAATAATGATTGTGAGGTTAAGGCAGTTGCAACATCAAAAGATGCATTAAGGGGTTATACACCAACCACGCTAATATTTGATGAGGCTGCCTATATTGATGCTGACCCCGACTTCTGGGCTGCCTCAATGGCATCGCTATCAACCGGGGGTAAGGTTGTTGTAATATCAACACCAAATGGTTATGATAGAATATATTATGAAATATATGACCAAGCATTGCGTAATATGAATGAGTTCAAGATTACTGAAATGGTTTGGTTTAGGGATCCAAGATATACAAAAGATTTGTATATGGTGAAGACAAAAGATATGATTCATTATCTTTTAAATAAAGAAGAATACACCAATGATGATATAATAGATTTATCAAATGAGAATTCATATGAAAGAGACCATCAGAGAGTTATTGAATATATTGAAGAAGGTTATAAGCCATGTTCATCTTGGTATGAGGGTATGGTTAAAAAACTCAAATATGATAAGAGAAAGGTATCACAAGAGATTGAAAGTAATTTCTTGGGGTCTGGTGATAATGTATTTGATTCAGAATTATTAACAAATATCTTAAAGAACCAATTGGCAAACCCCATATCAAAATTGATGGGAAATAGTTTATGGATGTTTAAAGAACCAGAGAATGGCCATAGATATGTTGCAGGTGTTGATGTATCTAGGGGTGATTCAGAAGATTTTTCAACCATTCAGATTATTGATTTTGATTCACAAGAACAAGTTTTGGAATATGTTGGCAAAATACCCCCAGACATATTGGCTGAAGTTGTTTTCAAGTGGTGTTCATTATATAAGGCATTTGTTGTTGTGGATTTAACTGGTGGAATGGGGGTTGCAACGTCAAGGAAATTGCAAGAGATGAATTATCCAAGTTTGTATTATGATAATATTGATAATAGCAACAAATGGAAATATGATTTAAAGATGGCAGATAAAATTCCCGGAATAAATTTTAACAATAAAAGAGTTCAAATGATTGCCTCATTTGAGGAGGCATTAAGACATGATTTTAAAATTTATTCAAATAGACTATACAATGAGATGAATACGTTTATATATATAAATGGAAGACCTGATCACCAGAAGGGACATCACGATGATTGTATTATGGCAATTGCTATGGCTACATATGTTGCTGAAAAATCATTTCAAGTGTTGGAAAAGGTAACAAACCATACAAAAGCAATGATAAATTCTTGGAGTTCATTTAAAAACATATATACAGAACAATCTATGTTTTTTAACCCTATGATATCAAGTTCAACAGATAATGTAGCAAATAAACCAAATGTCAATGATTATCAAAAATATGGTTGGCTGTTTGGTGTTAAATAAATTATAAAAATATTATGAGCAATAATGAAAATCTAACAGTTTGGCAAAGGTTATCTTCCACTTTTGGTCCAAACTCACTTTTAAATCAAGATATTCCCACATATAAGTTTGATAAAAAAGAGTTGTTAAGAACTCAAAATAAGATTGAATTTGAGCGTGAAAAATTACAAGCACAGCAATCATTTTATTTATCAAATCAATGGGCAAAGATTGATAACCACTTATATACCCAAGCAGTATATTATGAACCAACAAGATTAGCATCTGTTTATGATTTTGAATCTATGGAGTATACTCCAGAAATTGGAGCAGCATTAGATATATATGCTGAAGAATCAACAACCGCAAATGAAGATGGTCATATGCTACAAATATATTCTGAATCAAAAAGAATTAAATCAGTACTAACTGATTTATTTAATAATGTTTTGGATATAAATACATCATTACCTATGTGGACTAGGAATTGTTGTAAGTTTGGTGATAATTTTGTCTATTTAAAGTTAGACCCAGAAAAAGGTATTGTTGGATGCAATCAATTACCAAATATTGAGATTGAAAGATTGGAACCGGGTAGTGCTGAAAAATCACCAAATTATGGTGAAATGTCATCAGAAAGTCAATCCCTTAAATTCAAGTGGAAAAATAAACAGATGGAATTTCAGCCTTGGGAAATAGCCCACTTTAGAATATTGGGGGATGATAGAAAATTACCTTATGGGACATCTTTATTGGAAAAAGCAAGGCGTATTTGGAAACAACTTTTATTGGCAGAAGATGCTATGTTAATATATAGAACATCAAGAGCCCCAGAACGTAGGGTATTTAAAGTGTTTGTTGGTAATATGGATGATAATGATGTTGAGGCATATGTACAACGTGTTGCAAATAAATTCAAGAGGGAGCAAATTGTTGATAGCAAAACAGGAAATGTTGATATGAGATATAATCAAATGGCTGTTGACCAAGATTATTTTGTTCCAGTTAGAGACCCAGGTCAAGCAAGTCCAATTGAAACTTTAGCGGGTGCTGGAAATCTTGGAGAAATAGCAGATATTGAATACATTCAAATGAAATTGGTTACAGCATTAAGAATACCAAAAACATTCTTGGGTTTTGAAGATGTGGCTGGGGAAGGCAAGACATTAGCATTACAAGATATTAGATTTGCTAGAACAATAAATAGAATACAAAAATGTATGATTTCTGAATTGAATAAAATTGCTATTATACATTTATTCTTATTGGGGTTTGAAGATGAAATATCCAACTTTACATTAGGTTTAACAAATCCTTCCACACAATCTGATTTATTAAAAATTGATATATGGAAAGAAAAAATTGGATTATATCGTGATGCTGTGTCAGACCCCGGAACAGGGATTGCCCCAGTTTCAGCAACTTGGGCAAAGAAACATATTTTTGGATTTTCAGATGAAGAAATTAGATTGGATTTACAACAACAAAGAATTGAGAAAGCAGTTGGCGAGGAATTAAAACAAACACCACTTATCATCAAGAAGACTGGTTTGTTTGACAATATTGATAAGTTATATGGATCAGTTTCAGGTGGAACACCAACAGCAGGTGCTGTACCACCACCAAGTGATATGGGGGGAATGGATATGGGAGGTATGGATATGGGAGGTATGGATATGGGGGCACCACCGCCACCACCGCCACCACCAGGAGGGGGTGAAATGCCACCACCAGGAGAACCAGGTTTAGCACCAGAATCAAGATTAGACAATCTAAATATTTTGGTGGAAAATAATAAAATTAATGGGTCAAATTATTTTCCATTTGCAAAAGGTCAAAAATCTTTGGGGGATTTGGAAGATGAACTAAAAAAGTTATTAGGTTAATGGTATTTATATAAAAAAAGAAGTATGAAATTTGGTAAAGTAAAAACAATTATTGAAAATAATCTTTCTGAATCAGTGAAAGATAAAAAGATTTTTAAAGAAAATATCAAAAACTTTAAAAAACATATATTAAGTGATAAGAGTTTATCAAAATTATATGTATTATATGGGGATTTAACTAAACCAAGGGGTTTAAGTGAATCTGCCGCTAGGACATATTTGGATGAAGGTATTGATTGGGGTAAAAAACTTATAAAGAAATCAAAAATACCTGTAATATTAAATAAGGTTGATGAAAACCAATATGAAAATATTGATAAATTAATATATGAAACAACAAACAATCTTGATGAATTGGTTGTTATTAGGGGAAGTGTTTTAAAGGTTTTGATGCAGCCTATTGCTGTCAATGAGAACAAGGTGAACATACCAGTAAGTTCAATGGTTAAAGTTGTTAATAACAAGGTTAATGAATATATTAATTCTTTGAATGAGGAAACAAAAAAAGAAATATTATCCTTATTGAAGGAAGATAGAACTAAATTAAATACTGATTTCCTTTCCTTGAAAGAGGATACAGAAAAAAAACTATTTGAATTAACGTTAACTGAAACAAATATTGAGGTTAAGGAAAAACTATTAAAAGCTATTGAAAAAGTTAAATCTGATAAGTTTGATATATTGAATTATTATGAACTAAAATCATTAAATAAATCATTAAACGGATAATTTAATTTGATAATTGTATTGTTTTTGTTTATTTTTATGTAAACAATTAACAACAAATGAAGAATGGGAAAAAAATAAGGCTTAGATTATTTAACAATTTAAAGGTTTTTTATGGGACAATTGATTATGTTGAATTAAAATCAATATATATTAATATACAATCTTGGGTATGTCCCAAGGATGATTATAGCAATTGGAGGAAAATTGTATGCACCCAATCAAGGGATATTAAACACACAATATTGGACATTAATGATTTGGATTTATTTCACAAATCAACCATAGTTGATTTGGATATTAGGCATAGTGGTATATCCCTTGATAAAAAATCTTTTATGAATCTTGAAATAACATTATTTGTTAAAGATGGAGTATTATTCAAATCCAATGAATTAAAAGAATCTGTTAGGAAAATCATAAAAGAGATTTACAACAAAAACATTTCAAAAAACAAATATTTTGACTTTTTTATAACAAAAAAGGATTTATCTGTTTAAAACAAAATATTTTAATATTTATATATTAAAATACAATATGAAAGAATTAAGACTTCTTGAAGCAAATGAAATAGGGCATGGTATTCTAATTGAGATGGATGCTGGGTGGATTAATCCAAAAGATGATTTGAACCTTGATTTAATAAAAGAAAATAGGAAATTAGATTATAGCAAACCTTTTGAATTTTATGCTGTATTGCAAAAACATGATGTGCCAAATAGAAATGGTAGAACATACCCTGAAAAGATATTAAAAAGGGAAGCAGAAAGATATAAAAAGATTATTGAAAAAGGTTTATCAACATCAGAATTAAACCACCCAGAATCATCCTTAATTGATTTAGATAGAGTTGCTCACTTAATAACAGATATTTGGTGGGATAATAATATACTAATGGGCAAATTATTGCTATTAACCTCACCTGGCTTCCATGAGAGGGGTATAGTTTCAACCAAAGGAGATATTGCGGCAAACCTAATGAGGCAAGGAGTAAGTCTAGGAATTAGTTCTAGGGGGGTTGGATCGCTTAAAAAAGTTGGAGAGAAAAATGAGGTTCAAGATGATTTTGAATTGATTTGTTTTGATTTGGTTTCATCACCATCAACGCCTGGGGCATACCTATTCTCAAATAAGGAAGATAGGCATAAGTATGATGAGAAATTGGAAGAAGAAAAGAAAATTGACCCCTCAAATAATATATTAAAATTAATGAATAAACTTGATAGTTATTTAAAATAAAATGGAAATAGCAACATTAAAAAACATATTTAATTTCCTTGAAGTAAATGAAAAAAAATTATCCATAAAATGGAAAATGATGAATAAAATCCCCTTTACTAAAGAACAATTATATGTCAAAGGTGATTTGGATTTACAAGGGGAAGACATAGAACAATTGCCAGCAGGGTTATATGTTAAACGTAATTTATTGTTAAATGCCACACCAATAAAAAAATTACCAAAAGGTTTAAGAGTTGGTGGTGATTTGCAGTTACAAGATTGTGAAAATTTAAAATCACTACCAAAAGATTTAAAAGTTCGGGGTAATATATGGCTTGGTGGCACACCATTAGGAAGAATGTCAGATGAGAAAATATTAAACATGGTAAAACCAGATGGCTATATAGGTAACATATATTAAAATGAAAGAAGAAACATTAGGAAAGATATTTGAATTTATCAAAGAAAAGGGCAAACAAAATTTACCATTATTTTGGAAATTGAAAAATGATATACCATTAACAGAAGAAGATTTGACTTTTAAAGGTGATTTAAATTTAGAAAATTCAAAAATAACCTCCTTACCATATGGATTAAAAGTTGAAGGTGATTTGATGTTAACCTTTTCAGAAATAACCTCATTACCAGATGATTTACAAGTTGGGGGTCATTTAAACATAGTTGGTTGTGATGCCATAAACTCATTACCAAAAGGATTAAAAGTTGGTGACAGCATTCAATTATCACCAAAACGAATAGTTTCAATTGGGGAAGGATTGTTTGTTGGTGGGGATTTAAATTTATTTAATAGCCAAATAAAATCATTACCCCAAGGAGTTAAAATTGGGGGAGAGTTAGGTTTAACCTTTACAAAAATAGAAACATTACCAAAAGGTTTGATAGTTAAAGGTGGTTTGGAAATTGCTGGAACACCATTAGAAAAATATTCAGATGATGAATTAAGAAGAATGGTTAAGCCTGGAGTTATAAAAGGGCCAATAATTAGAGATTAGAAATGAAAATAGAAACATTAAAAAGAATATTTGATTTTCTTGAATCAAAGGAAAATAAATCACCCAAATTTAAAGGAAGTTTAATATGGAAATTAAAATTTAATGAACCATTAACAGAAGAAGATTTAAATGTTGAAGGGGATTTGGATTTAGAATATAAAAATATAACCTCATTACCAAATAACCTAAAAGTTGGTGGTATTTTGCTTTTGCATGGTTCTAAAATAACCTCATTACCAGAAGGATTGAAAGTTGGTATGGATTTGGATTTAAAGAAAACAAAAATAACCTCATTACCAGAAAATTTACAAGTTGGACGTGATTTATATTTGGCTGGTTCAGCCATAACCTTGCTACCAAAAGGATTAGAAGTTGGTCGTAACTTGTTTTTAAGTAAAACAAATATAATTTCATTACCAGAAGGATTAAAAGTTGGGGGGACTTTAGATTTAATGAGTGCAAAAATAACCTCATTACCAGAAGGATTGGAAGTTGGGGGTGATTTGAGTTTGATGGGTTCAAAAATAACCTCATTACCAAAAGATTTAAAAGTTGATGGTTCAATATTTTTAAGAGGTAGTAAAATAACTTCACTACCAGAAGGTTTTAAAGTTGGGGGTAATTTAGCCATTAGTGGAACAAAAATAAAATCATTACCAGAAGGGTTGGAAGTTGGTGAAAATTTGTATTTATCAGAGGATATAGCCTCCTTACCTAATGATTTATATGTTGGTGGTAATTTGACCATATCTAATACAAAAATAACTTCAATATCAAAAGGATTGTATATTGTTGGTAATTTAGATTTATTTGGCACAAAAATAACCTTATTACCAAAAGGATTGAAAGTTGATGGTAATTTGAATATAAGAGAAACAGTATTAACAAAATATTCAGATGATGAATTAAGAGAAATGGTTAAACCTGGAATTATAAAAGGCAGAATATTAAGATAATTTAAAAAATTTGATTTTACAAAAAAAAATAACTATATTTACACAAACAAATAAAAAACAATACCTATGGATGAAAAATTCTTTGTTGCCAAATTAACTTTTTCTCTACCTGATGAGAATACTGGTAAAATGAAAAAAGTAAGAGAAGAGAAATTAGTGAAGGGTTATTCTGTTACAGATGTTGAAGCAAAAGTTACTGAAAAGTATAAAAATTTCACACAAGAATGGAGAATAACTGCTGTGTCAGAATCGAAAATTGATGAAGTTTTCCAATAAAAACTAATTGTTTTTCTCTTAAACCCCTAGCATAAATAATGTTAGGGGTTTTTTATTTTATAAAAAAATAGTGATAATCAGTAACTTTTTTGCTTTTCTGTATATTTATAATAAAAATAAATAAAAAATTATGCAATCTGAAAAAAACTTAGTAGAAGAAGCACTAATTCAAATGAAACAAATTGAAGATGTGCTTGCAGAAAACGCAAAAGGAATACTTGCTTCAACAATGAAGGAAGAAATCGAAGAATTAGTTAAAGAATCTTTAAATGAGCAAGCAGATATTGAAGATGATGAAACTGATTTAGATATGGATGATAGTGAATCTGATATGGAGGATGAAATGGATATGGAGGATGAAATGGATATGGAGGATGAAATGGATATGGAAGATGAAATGGATATGGAGGATGATATGGATATGGAAGATGAAATGGATATGGAAGATGATGTCATTGACATGAGGGGG